AGTCCCGCTCCCGGTACACTGATATAAATCTTATTTATTTAAGTTGGCTTCGTTGGTTAAAAGGAATCAACACTACGAGGGCGTGGTGTAATGGCTGCATAACACACTGTCACTGTGCAGGTCGGGGTTCGAATCCCCCGTTCTCGGCAAGGAGATCCAGAAATGGGTCTCCTTTTTTATTATAAACACTTTTTAAATAAATATAATATGCAAACAAAAAATTTAACATTAAAAGACTTCAACAAAGTACTTGTTTCGTACTTTTATGAAACTCCTGACGAAATTGTCGCAGACGTAGAATGGGAAGAAACCGAAGAAGGACTTGTTCCAGTTCCAAAATTGAGAAAAGTAGGAGGTAAGAAACGTGGCGTGGTAGTTGCTATCGGCCCAAATATTCTTGGATGGTCTTTGTGTAATACCAAAGAACATGACCTCGAAATTATTCCTGGAGTTGAAATTCCTATTCCCGGTGATGTATTTGACAAAGAAAAAGGTTTGTCAATTGCTTTGATGCGCGCTGATATTGCTTCAACACTGTCATCAAAAGAAAGAAAAAGCTTTTACCAAAAAGTTCCTTTTACTCTTTCTAATTTGTTTGAATCAGTGGATGAACGTTCTGAAAGATACTTCACTTACGAAGACGAAGAATTCAAGGAAGATTAAGTATGGTAATCATCAAGGATAAAGAATTTGAAATGGTCCAGGTAAAATCTGGGCCATTCTTTAATTTAAGCCTACTTACTACTGTAAATGCAGGTAAGGAAAATGAGCGATCAGAAATGAAACTTTATGGATATGGTTTACCTTTTGAAGTATGTATGCAACATATAGTTGGAATCAAAATGGCATCAAAAGAAGGAACTTATACTGTAAAAGAGTATATTGACAAGTACGCTGAGGCTGTTAATGAAGTATCTAAATTGATACAATTTATTGATAAAGTTGAAGAACCTAAAGAAGAAGTAGATGAATAATATAAGTTGGAGCAAAACTATTGGAAACTGGGCAAAAAATGATCAAAATTTTGATCCAAATGCTCCTGTTGCTGAATCAAAAGAACGAATTGTAATGTCCCCAGAGGATTTGCTAAATGCTAAAAATTCTTTATTAGAAAAATGTGATGAACTTATTGTTATGTCCTCGACATTATATGATTGTTCTTCAAGTAAAGAATTGTACGATACAATAGTAACACTTAATTCAGCAAAAAGATCTTTGGATCGTATTTTTGTTAAAGAAAGTAAAAAATAATGATAAAGGACGAAATAATTCAATATAGAAATAGTAACCCTAGTTATAGAACTTTACTTGGTACGGTTATTGGAGAATTAGATAGAATTTCTAAAACTCCTACTGATGAACAAGTGGTTCAAGTAATTAAAAAAATGATGGAAGCTAATAAAGAAATAAAATCTAATGAAGCATTAGAAGAAAATTTTATTTTGAGTAAATTTCTTCCAAAACAACTTTCAGAAAGTCAAATCATTGCTATTCTGGAAGAACAAAAATTTCAATCAATTAAAGATTGTATGAGTTTCTTTAAAGATACTTATGCAGGTTTATATGATGGAAAAGTAGTAAGCAAACTATTTAACAATAAATAATATGGCAATTAAATTATCAAACTTACAGATCGGTGCTCTTGCGCACAAAATTAAGGACGAAATTAATACACCAATTGATTCACACAATCAAAAGGTTTATGATTCTCCAGAATACAAGAATTTCTTTACAACAAACGAAGAATGTATTCTTCTTAATCAAATGTCTGACAAATACAATTTTAATTATTTGAATTCAAATTTGGACTCAATTCGAAGATTCCATTTCAAAGAATTACTCATTGAAAAGAAATATATCAGCATTGACACAATTGAAAGAGAAATTATTCTTGCAACAATTGACGCTACTGATATGGAATCTTTAATAGCTGCTGTATCTCTTAAATTCAAATAGTAATGGATTTGTTAATGATTAGTAAGCTATTGCTTTCTGCATTTTTAGGAGGACTTGTTGGACTTGAAAGACAAAACCATAACAAAAGTTCAGGAATTAGAACAATGGCACTAATTTCATTAGGAGCATGTGTATTTTCTATTGTATCATTTAGCTTCCCTGGAGCTGATCCAACAAGAATAATTGCTCAAGTTGTTACAGGAATTGGATTTCTTGGAGCTGGGATAATATTTAAATCAGGAATGAATGTTTACGGATTAACTTCAGCAGCAACTATTTGGTGTACTGCTTCATTAGGAGTATTGGTTGGTACAGGAATGTATCAACTTGCAGTAACTCTTACTTTGATAATTCTTACAATAAATTCTTTGATTAATAAAAAATCTAAAAAAGATGACTGAAGTAATAGTAGGAAAAATTCAGGGACATGATGTTATATATGTTCCAGAAAAGGAAATGTTGTTTTGTAAAAATACAACAATGCCTTATAAAGTAATGCGATTAGCACTATTGGATAGTCCTGTTGACAGATTAGAACTAAAAAATGATTTAGTTATGACTGTCGATCAAGGAATTGTTCAGCTAGCTTGCCTTACAACAACAATTGAGAATTGTATCGAAATAAATAAACAAATAAAAAAAGTCAGACAAAATGGCAGGAGAATTAGTAAAACAGAGGATTAACAAGTATGAGGAAGCTCAGAAGAAAAAACTTGTAGAACTTGGTCAAAGTAAGAAATCTTACAGAAACATTTTATCTTATCTTGAAGGTGAGATAAAACAGTCTACTCAAATGTGTAACTTTAACTATAACATCCTTTGTTTTAAGAACGATGGTGTGTATCAGTTGAACAAAGCAATTGAGGAAATTTATGGTGTTTCGCAAGGTAAAGGTGACAAAAACATGTCCGGCGAAGACAGTAAAATTGAAACTGTTGATGTGCAATTAGCAGACGGAACTCGTCTGAAAGTTCCTTATGGAACAATTGCATTGCCGGAAGCTGGTCCCGATGCCTCTATCAAAATTCAGTATAACAACAAGGAAAACAAGTTGTTAATTACTGGAGCTTGTGAATTCCGCTTTTCTTCGATGATTGACGAAATCGTTGAAAGAACAAGAGAATTGTTAACCAGTAACTCGATTTACAAAAATCAAGCTATTGAATTAAGTAACAACTATGAACCAAAAATAATGGACTTGTCCAATATTGACAAAGAGTTCATGGTATTGTCAGATCGTACCGAGTATGATTTGAAACCATTGCGCGCACGTATCACACAACCACAACGTTGTGTTGAAAAAGGTATCTCGTTGAAATATGGTTGCCTTATGGAAGGTCCTTATGGAACAGGTAAAACTCTTTTGGCATTTAAACTTGCCAAGGATGCAATTGACAACAATTGGGTATTCATTTATTTGAAAGATCCTGCGTTGCTCGCACAAACGTTAAGACTTGCGAAAGTTATTGACAAAAATGGTAATGGGGTTGTAATCTTCGTTGAAGATATCGACCAAGTAACCAGAGGTAATCGTGATACTGCTATGCAGGATATCTTGAATACATTGGATGGTGGTGATTCAAAACAAATGAATGTAATTTCATTGTTTACCACTAATCACATTGAATTGATTGAACCAACTTTCCTTCGTGGTAAACGTATTGGTTCTATTATCTCATTAAGTTTCTTGGATAAGAAAACTGCCGGTAAATTTATCGACTTCACATTTTCGAAAGATGGATATGTTGTTGATAATAACGGAATGGATAAAGTTCTCTCCTTAATTGAAGAGAGCAATATTGCTCCTGCATTTATGGCAGAAATCACAGAATCGGTAAAATCTAATATGATTTTATCTGACGACAATGTGGTAAAAGCTGAATATATTGAAAACAGCGTAAGATCTTATCTTCGTCAGGTTGAACTATCTCGTAAAAAAGATATGTCAGAAACTGTAGAAATGAAACTTGCTTCATCATTTAGAGAAGTAGTTACTGGATCTTTGACAAAAGAAGTTTCAGATTTACGAGACAAGATGATCGAATATCACGAATAGTCTCAATAGGGGTAGAGATATTCTCTACCCCTTATTTTTTTTTAAACTAATATGATTATTCAAGAAAAAGATTTTAAGATTATCCATGAACATGGATGTTTTGTACTTTATTTACTGAAAAGTAAAAAGGAAATAAAAGATGATTCATCAGATAATTATAAAATAGGAGGGTATTATACAAATTTAGAAAGTGCTTTTAAAAGCGTAGTAAAATTTAGAAAAGATAAGAAATATCCTGGTAAAGAATCTGCTTCAGATTTATTAAAACTTATCAAAGAGTATTCTGATTCTAAATCTAAATTAAAATTTGTCATAAATAAAATCTATGATCCCATTATTGAACTTAAGAAATCTTTAATTAAATATGAATAATGGATTATGAATTTCATTTTGGTCCAAATATTCTATACTTAGAATTCAAGGATGCTATGAAAGCAGACAGTGTTGAAAATGCTGTCAAAGAGATTAGGGAGTCGTTCCCAAACACGAATATTGAAGTTGTCGCCTATAAAAATATTTTAGGTTATTGGGCAGCTCATCACATAAAATCGGGACATTCGATTTATTGTGGAACAAGAAGTTTAAAAAATACGAGAGAAAGTATTACAAAATATTTAGAAAATGAAACTGAAAATAGTAGCAATTAGTGATTTACATGGTTTCTTTCCTGAAATAACAGAACCTGCTGATATTGCGATCATTGCAGGGGATACAATTCCGCTTGAATATCAATTTAATAAACCAAAAAGTAAAATATGGTTTGAAACTAATTTTGCCGAATGGATAAAAAGTTTACCTGTTGATAAAGTATTTATGATTGCAGGAAACCACGATGCTTATTTTGAGTCAATCAGTAATGCTAATATTTTGGCATTACATAAAGCATGCAATGGTAAACTTGTTTATCTTAAAAATGAAGTAACTCATTATTATGATAAGTATGGACAAATATGGTCTATATTTGGAACTCCCTATTGTCACATATTTGGAAATTGGCCTTTTATGAGGTCTGAGGAATATATGGTTGAAAAATTTAAACAAATTCCTGATGAAGTTGATATTATTATTTCTCATGATCCACCTTTTGCAGCGGGAGATGTAGATGTAATTCTAGAAGCACCTCAACATAGAGCTCAAAGAATGTTTCAACACTTAGGTAATGAACCTTTACGAGCTAGAATTGAAAATGTTAATTATAAGTTATTAGTTTGTGGACATATTCATGGAGGAGCACATGATTTTAATGAAGGATGGAAATCTGTAAATGTAAGTCATTTAAATGAATTTTATGAACCATATTATGATCCATTTTATATTGAAATAGAAAAAGATGTCGAATGAAAAAATGACTAATCCATTCAAAAGTGTTTCAAGTGATTTAATTTGGGGTACATCTTCTTCATTTGTTATAACAGAAGAACAAGTTAATGGCTTAATTAATCAAATAAGAGAATTAAGAAGTGACTTGGAACTTGAATTGAAACAAAGTGAATGTAATCATGAGGAGACTTTTATTTCTATTGAACAAGACGAAGATGGAAATAAAGTAAGAAAAGAAGTATGTAAATCCTGTAACAAGGTAGTAAACGATAACGTAGGAGGGGGAATGATATAATGGAAATAGATAAAGAATTGTACGAAATGCAACAAATGGAACTAGCTTTTAAAAAAGCTTGCGAATTACATCTTCAATATGAACAACATATGATTTCTAATCGTATTCAGTTTCAGCAAAAATGTCCTCATCTGGAATTAAAAGTTTCAGACTATGAAGATCCTATTCACCAAAAACGTTATAATGTATATCATTGTAAACGATGTGAGAAATTAATTAAAAAAGAAGAAAAAAATGAGTAAGATTTGGTTTATGAGTGATACTCACTATGGACATCTTAACATTTGTTATGGTACTTCTAATTGGAATGATAAAGAAACAACAACTCGTCGATATAATACAATTGATAGAATGAACGATTCAATCGTTAAATCTATAAATGATTGTGTTATGCCTGATGACATTATATATTTTCTTGGTGATTGGAGCATGGGAGGAATTGAAAATATTGCTAAATTTATTCGTAGATTAAATTGCAAAAATATATTTTTTGTTCCTGGAAACCATGATTATCATATCAAAAAGAATAAGGCATTTATGTTTGTTGAAGATGGTAATACAATTATAGTTAATCCACAGGAGTATTTTACAATGCTTCCTGAATTAACAACTATTACTATAAATAAACAAAAGTTTGTGCTTTCTCATTATCCCGTTGAACAATGGGAAGATATGGATCGTGGTTCTATTATGCTTCATGGACACTGTCATCATACTATTGATAATTGTGAAACAAATACCAAATATCGTCGCATGGATATAGGAATAGATTGGAAAGAATTTAGACCTTATTCTCTTGAAGAAATATTAAAAATTATGGAAACAAGAGAGTATAAGAAGCATATCAGCTAATGATAAAAATATATACTGACGGTGCCTATTCTCCTTCGAGAAGTCAAGGAGGATGGGCATTCGTTGTTTTAAAAGATGATGTAAAGATTTACTCATCTTTTTTTCCAGTAAAAGATACCACTAACAATAGGATGGAAATCCAGGCAGCTATTGAAGCTTGTAAGTGGGCAAAAGAAAATGGATATGATGAGATAACCATATTCTCTGATTCAATGTATGTGATTGGAACAATGACATTAGATTGGAAAAGAAAAAAAAATAATGACCTTTGGTCAGAAATGGACGATGTAACTTCAACTGTGAAAGTTAATTGGGAACACGTTAAAGGTCATAACGGAGATAAATATAATGAATTGTGCGATGCACTAGCTGTAGAAGCAAGTAAAGCAAGTAGTTAATATGAGTATAATAGGTGATATTAGAGACGAACGAGAAGATGAGATGTTTAAAGAATTTTTAGTTTTAATAAGTAATAACTTAGAAACTGAAAGTATATTTTTAACTCCGAATCCACAAACATATTTCAAAGTTGAAGCTGGTGAAATGATTGAAGCTGTTGCTAAGATTTTTGGGCGCAGTAATGAAACCGCAGGCAAGATATTTAATGAAATAATGGACAAAAAAGAAAATTAGAATGGCAGGATTAAGAACTATTGTAGAGGAAAGACCTAAAAATGTAGCAGTTATGGATGTATTTTCAAAACTGATACAAGAAAGAATTATATTTATAGATGATGTAATTGATGATGATTTAGCGAATGGAGTAATTGCTCAAATGCTTTATCTGGATTCTCTTGATAGTAAAACTCCAATTGATGTTTATATAAATACTCCCGGTGGAAGTGTTTATGCAGGATTGGCAATTTACGACATTAGTGAAAAAATAAAAGCTCCTATTAGAACCGTATGCATGGGACTAGTTGCATCAATGGGAGTACCTTTAACCTTAATGGGAAAAGAAAGATGTGCAACAAAAAGAACTCGATTTATGATTCATCAACCATCGGGTGGAGCATTTGGTACTGTTTCGGATGTAAAGATTTCAGTTAAAGAAATTGAGACTGTTGAGAAAGAACTTTACTTAATTATTGCTGAAAAAACTGGTAGAACTTATGAAGAAGTAGTAAAAGACTGTGATCGCGATTATTGGATGAGTGCCGAAGAAGCACTATCTTATGGAATTATAACAAAAATACTTTAATGGATTTAAGTGAACGCACATTATATGTAAAAGATAAACAAACTGTTTTAGTAGACACTTCATTTATATATGAAACTTGCGTTTATCTTCATCATAAAGGATATTTCTCTTTAATTAATTCAAAATTTTACTCATCTCCTAAAGAAATTAATGGAGTTGTTGAATCATTTTTTATTAAGAAAAATGTAGAGATTTGTTCCGAGCTTTTTGCAGCACCAGAGCAATGGTTAATAGATAATCAATTTACTAGATATGTTAAACCTACAAAGATGAAAAAGTTACAAATAAAGTAAAAAATAAAGGTAATGGCAAATAGAAAATTAACACTGATAAGTCCAGCAATAGGAGAATTATTAGTAAAACAAATTGCTCATGAATTAAAGAATCGAAATTTATATTTAAGCTATGCTAATTATTTTAGTGTAGAAGGAATTGTCGATTTAGAAAAATATTATCGATATCGAGCAGATGAAGAAGATGATCATCACAAATGGATCATGGATTATTTATCTGAAGGTGATTATAAATTTATGTATCCCGCTGTAGAACAAAATACAGAAAAATTTGACACTTATGTTACTCCTTTTAAACAAACTGTTGACAGAGAAATAGTAACTACTCAAATGCTGTATGCAATCTATGAGTTGGCAATATCTGAAAAAGATTATATGACCGCATCGTGGTTGTACGAAAAATTAATAAAGGAACAAATAGAGGAAGAAAATACTTCAAGAATGGCAGTTACCATTATGGAAGAAGAATCCAATATTTACCGGAAAGCTGATAAAGTATTAGATTTGTTAGAAAAATAAGATGAATTATTTGGTTTTTGATCAAGAAGGAGAACTGCTTGATGTATTAACTTTTAATTCTAATGACGATCTAACTTTATTTAAATCTACTAACCCAACATACGTTATTCGTGAAGAAGAAGATTTCATAATTGATGAAGATGATTTTTTTACGGAAGATGATGAAGGATTTGAATGGTAGAATTAATTAAAGAAGTAGAATTATTAGCAGTAAGAGATGGAGTTTATACCGTATATGTTTTCAAAGTTTTAAATGAAGAAAACTATGTAATGTGTACAAGACTTCCAAATTGGCAGGTTCCCGAAATATCAATTGGAGATCAAGGTTTTTTACAATATCAAATTGTAAATGCTGGAGATAAATATGTCACTCCTGATGGAGAAAAAGATATATTTAGATATTCTAATTGTTATTTCATAAATTTCGTAAATAAATCAGATATTGTAAAAAATAAAGAAATAATAATGTAAGATATGAGTACATTAATGGAAGAAAAATTAAAAGAAGCGATGGATAAGAAACAAGTTGATATTAATAGCTTTATTTGGAAAGGAAATAAAGTACTGGACGCTTCAGGTAAATATAAACAGACTGAGAAAAAACTAACTGCAATGTCTGAGTTTGAAATAAATGAGTGTTATGATCACTGTAAAACTATGTTATTTAACAAGGATGTACTAAATCCTGGAAGATATGTAGTGTTGGAAGGAATCGCGGATCAGAAAGACAGAGTTGGGGCAGAATTGTTTTTACGCAGTGTAGAACAAAAAGGGAGTTTAAGTCGTTTTACTCTTTTAGGATCAATAAATGAATTCTTAAAAAACAACAAAGAAGCACTTAAGAATTATAAACCTGTGGTAGGTGATGTATTCTCGGGCATACCAAACGAGTTTATGAAAATCCCTCTTAATTTAGTTATTGATGGATGTCTAGATAGACTTGGAACATTTAACAAAAAACACATAACAAGAACCTTTATATTAAAACAAGGTATCTGGTTAACACCTGCTGAATCAAAAGAATTGGTTGAAACAAATGAGGACGGTTCAATAAAAGACAGGTTAGAAGTCATTAGAGAAAGATTAAACATTAAAGAAATTGAGAAATTGTATATCAATTCTAAAGGTTTAAATTATACTCAAATGCGCGCGATGCTGAATATCAAACCAAATAAAAAATATATGGATTTGACAACTGTTCAATTGGAAACTTTAAGATATCGAATTTTATTCAATCTTGAAGAAACAGTTAAAGAACATATTTCGGCTTGGGAAAGAAGAATGGAAGAAATCGAAATGGTAGCAAACTATAAAGGTTTCAAAATATAATGTTGAGTGAAGTATATGATATCGAAGTATTATGTAATTTATTTACATATACAGGGTATTGTAGACAAACTAACACGTATCATCAATTTGTAATTCATAAATCACAAAACGATTATGAATTATTAATGAGTCATTTATTTAGAGACAAATTGATAATGGTTGGATATAATAATGAAAATTATGATTATCCAATCATTCATCACATGATAAACCATTATGATGAATATAAATATCTTAGTGGTTTTGAATTGTCTCAAAAGATTTATAAAAAATCTCAAGAAATTATTGAATCTCAATTTAGTGCTGTAGCTGATTGGAATAAACATATCTATCAAGTTGACTTAATGAAAATTATGCACTTTGATTCAACTGCTAAATCTACATCTTTAAAGGATATAGAGTTTTATTTGCGATTGGATTCTATTGAAGATATGCCATTTTCACATGATTATTGGATTACTACTCAAAAAGAAATTGATAATATTTTATCTTATAATAAACACGATGTTTTTGCAACATGTTGTTTATTAGATGTGGTTCAAGGCAATACTGAATTAGAATTGTACAAAGGTCAAGACAAAATTCAATTGAGAAAAGATATTCAAGCTGAGTTTGGAATCAAATGTATCAATTATAATGATGTTAAAATTGGAGAAGAAATTAACAAAATGGAATATTTGAAAAATAATCCAGGATTACGCACACAGGATTTGAAAAATGTAGCTCCTGTAATAAGACCTTTTACATTTGGTCAGTGTATTCCTTCTTATGTTAAATTCAAATCTCAAAAATTTATTGATTTTTATAATTCTATAAAAGATATTCAAGTAAACATCAACATTGTTAATAAAGAGGATAAACAATCTTTTACATTAATTCATAATGGTACCAAATATACTATTGCAAGAGGTGGAATACATTCTTGTGAGACTGGAAGAAAATTAATTCCTGGACCAAATGAATTACTTCGAGATGCTGACGTTGGATCACAATATCCAAATGCGATTCGTAAAAGACGTTTATTCCCAAATCAATTAGGAGAAAGTTGGCTAATTGGTTATACAAATAATATCCAACGAAGAATTGATGCTAAGAAAGAAGGAAAAAGAACAGGAAATCCTAAATACACTTCTATTGCCGATACTTATAAATTGGCATTAAATGGAGGTGGTTTTGGTAAATCAGGTGAGCCAAAGAATTGGCAATATGATCCTTTCCTTTCTTTAAGTTGTACTATTGGTAATCAGTTCGAAATTTTAATGCTTATTGAAGAAATGGAATTAAATAATATACATGTAGTATCAGCTAATACTGATGGTATTGTTTGTTTATTTGATAAGTCATTGGATGAAAAATACTATGAAATTTGTCACAATTGGGAAAAAATAGTAGGGAATGAAACTTTAGGTCAATTGGAGTATACAGAATATAAAATGCTTATTCAAACTTCAGTAAATGATTATATTGCTGTAAAACCTGATGGAAAAATTAAATTAAAGGGTGATTTCTGTATTGATGTAGAAATGCATAAAAACCCTTCAATGCGAATTGTTCCAATTGCCTTACGTGATTATTTTGTTTATGGTAAACCGATTGAAGAAACAATAAAAAATCACAATAATATTTATGATTTTTGTTTACGAATGAAAACCAATCGAGCATATCAAGCTGAGTATCACTATGTTGATTTAGATAGAAGTGAGTATAAAATTGATCAACTTTCTAAAACATTACGATATTATATATCAAATAAAGGCGGAACATTGTATAAAAGAGAAAAAGCAACTGGTAAATTAATTGGAACAAATGTTGGTTTTGTTGCTACAACTTTTAATAGATATGTAGAAAAACCAATGGAAGACTATGATGTCAATTATCAATTTTATATAATGGAATGCAACAAAATTATTAATCAAATTGAAACTTCTCAATTAACACTATTTTAAAATGGAAAAGAAAAGATTTAAATTTACAATCGAATTTGACATGGAAGATTCTTCCGAAACTTCAGGATTTGTTGAAGATGTCATTGAGGATATAAAAAGTGGTGAATTCGCTCAATCATTAGAAGAAGACGGATTTACAAACGTTATTTGCGAAATCGTTGAACTATGAAAAAAGGAGATTTAGTAAATATTACAAAAATTGTTGATAATTTTGATGGTAATCATCCAAATGGAATTAACGAAGGATTTTCTAAAACTGGAACACTTTATTCAGATTTAGTAGTCGGTGAAAATATTGTAGTAATTAGTAGTTCACGCCAGTTGACTACTTCTAAAATAATTGAAATAGTTGATGAAAATACGGTAAAAACTAGAAATTCTACTTACCGAATTGAACTTGTCGTACCAGAAGATTTGTAAAACTTTTTTTGAAGATTTAACTCTTTTTTCTTGTGTATGTCAAATTTTTTTTGTATCTTTGTATTAAGAAAATGAAAAATGAGAAAATGAAAAATTTTAAGCTAGAAAGACTCCAACAGGGAGAAAGCTTTACTACTTCGGAAAAAGGAAATTCTATGACTCCAAGAATAAAATCTGGTCAAGAACATATACTGTCGCCCGCTCAATGGAATTCTGTTGATGTGGGCGACATTGTTTATTGTAAAGTCCGAGGAAGATTTTACACACATTTAGTCATTGCTAAGAATGAATCCAAAGGTTGTTTAATTGGGAACAATCATGGAGGAATTAACGGTTGGACTAAACAGATATACGGTAAAGTAACAAAAATACTTTAAGTATGATTAAATTTTTTATAAATGACACTTGATAGAACTGAAAGGCAACGATTAGGAGTTAGAAAGTGGATTGAAGCAGGTTGTAGAGGAACTTTACAATGGTGTACAGGTGTAGGTGGTGTATAATGGGTCACCAGTTAAGAATTTCATAATTTCCTATTTTTATGAATTTATTTGGATAAAAATTATTATCTTTGTAAATTAATAAAAAAAATAAAAAATTATGAATAAAATTGAATTTATTTTAAAAGACAAATGTGGAATTTATATCTTCACAAATTTAATTAATGGAAAAAGATATATAGGTTCATCTAAGAACTTATATGATAGATTAAGAATACATGTGCATAATTTAAATAACAATAAAGCACATAATAAACATTTTCAAGCTTCTTGGAATAAAAATGGTGAAGAAAATTTCATATATTCTATTTTAGAATTTTGTAATGAAGATATTAGATTTGAAAGAGAGCAATATTATTTAAGTGTCCTTAAACCAGAATATAATTTAACAGAAAATGTTGTTGCTAATTTTGGATCTAGTCCTTCTCAAGAAGTTAGAGATAAAATTTCGAATACATTAAAAGAAAAATACTCTTCTGGAGAAATTAAAACTTATCGACAAGAACATTCTTGGCAAAAATGTTATATTTATAATATTAAGGATTTAACATTAGTTTCTGAATGTGCATGTAAGGCTGATGCATTTAAATTATTAAAATGTTCAGATAGAGATAATTCTGTTTTAAAACATGCATTATTTTATGAAAAATATTGTATATCTTTAGAAAAATTTAATACCCAATCAGAATTACAAAATTATGTAAATGAAAATGTATTAACTTGTATTAGCGGTAAAGGAAAGTATTTAATTACAGAAGATGATTTAGGAAATTTAAAATATTATCGCACAATTGTAGAATGTGCTAATATGAATCAATCTTCTAAAAGTACTTTGTCTAAACACACTGATGCAACAATAGAAAATCCATATATTATAAAACAAACAAAAAATAAATTTTATTTTAGTAATTCTTTTATCCCATTAAAAGAAACTGCCGTTCCGATTGAGGAATCATCGGAATTATTATCGACCAATATCGGGGAAAGCTGTGATGCTAATCCCGAGATAAATGATTAGATTACGAAAGGCTAATCATCATCGTAACGCGTAGGAGATGAATAAATATAATTCTCCCAAGAGTGGTTGACATCCAGAACGGATGAAAAGGTACGCTGGGCTTATACAAAAAGAAGTATAAGAAGTTAAGATAAAAAGCTTAACGATAACAAAAACGAAAACACGTGCTGCATTAACTGCAATTAAAGGATTCTTAACAAAGAATTCTAATAAAAAGATAGTAGTTGTTGTTCCTACTGAACATTTAAAAATTCAGTGGATTCAAGAACTTTCTCAGTATTTTTTACTGAACTATGTTTCTGTGGAAATTATTAATTCTGCAATTAAAATTGACGATCAAATTGATTTTCTAATTCTGGATGAATGTCATAGAATTCCATCTGATACCTTTTATGCTGTCTTTAATAAAAGGCAACCAAAAATTGTATTAGGTTTATCGGCGACATTCAGTAGATTAGATGGCAGACACGAATTGTTAAACCGATTTTGTCCAGTATGTGATGAAATATCTGTAAAAGAAGCTATTGAAAATAAATGGCTTTCTCCTTACAAGGAATATAAGGTAATTATAGAACCTGACGATATTGACATATACCGTGAAGCAAATCGACAGTTTAATGAAGCGTTTTCTGTTTTCAATTTTGATTTTACATTGGCGATGAATTGCATGACTAACATTATTTACCGTAGAACATATGGTAAAAAGATGGGAATGGATGCAAAAGAATTAGATGCTGTAGTTTTTACTTGGGGTAGAGCATTGCGTGCGCGTAAAGCATATGTAATGGAACATGTTAAGAAGTTAGAAATAGCTAGAAAAATTATTGAAGCTAGACCGAATGAAAAGATTATAACTTTCTCCGCAACGATTGCACAGGCCGAAAAAATTGGAGGAGGTTATGTAGTTCATTCTGGAAAAACTAAGAAGAAAAATAGAATAACTCTGGAAGAGTTTTCTAAATTGAAACTTGGGGTTATCCATACAGCTAAAAGTTTGGATGAAGGAGCAGATATTAAAGGATTAAGTGTCGCAATTGTTCTTTCCAACACATCTTCTCAAACTCAAAAAACTCAACGAATAGGAAGGGTTATTAGATATGAAGAAGGGAAAGAAGCAGAAATATTTACTCTTGTAATAAAGGGTACAATGGAAGAAGGATGGTATAATAATTCGACTGCTGGAAAGAATTATATTGAGATTACAGAATCAGAATTAGATGAAATTTTATTAGGAAAAGAGTCTGAAAATATAGAAAAAGTAGGAAAAGAAGTGGGAATGATGTTTAGGTTTTAAAAACAAAAGAAAAATGATAAATGAAAAAATGCTTGAATACCTAATGATTTCAGAGATATTAAATACAACAGTGAATTTAAGGACAAGTCCTGTTTATAATTGGTTGTATCCTCGATACTCTGAATTAAGAGATGAGTTTATTAAAGAATACACTCCTACAATACCCAATATTAAAAATCCCGTAACGGATAATAACGACAAGGAAAGTAGTTAAAAAACTACATTTACATGCAACAATTTGAATTATCTCTGAAAGAAGAGATAAACATCTATATCAATAGTGGACTTACACCCACGGAATTATTTATCCTAAGATTATTATTCTTGGCTATTGATGGAGATTCTTCTCTTCTTGTAAATTATTTATCAAACATTTCGGATGGTAAAATAATTTTTAGAAAAGTATTAGAATCACTAAAAGACAAGAAAGTTATTCTGTCTTCATTTAAGATTCCACAAGAAGGAGAATCTTTAAATTTTCAAAATATACCTTTTAATAAGAATTTTCTTAAAATGTATATTAGAGAATCAAATGAATTAGGAAAAGAGTTATTTGACGCATATCCTCCGTTTATTAATATAAATGGAAAATTATGCAGTATTAAAAATTTTACCAAAGCAAATCTTTTTACATTTGAAGAGTTTTGCACATATTACGCAAAGGCAATTAAAAATGCAGGAGTAACTCACGAAAGAGTTATAGAGGCTGTTGAATTTGGAAAAGAACACAACTTACTTAATTATTCAATTACTGAATTTATAGCTTCTCGAAAGTGGCTTGAAATTGAATATATAAGAGAGAGTGGGAACGTAAACGGGTATAATAACTCAGAGCTTGTATAATGGGTGTAAAGCAATTATTAAAAAATATAGAAGAAGGAAGAAAAGGTAGAAATATTGGTATTAGTACAGGATTACCTACTATTGATTCGATTATATACGGAATACAAAGAAAGTATTTATATACTATTGGTGCAGATACTTCAGGTGGTAAAACCTCTTTTGCAATAGACGTATTTGTGTATAACTTGTTGAAAAATAGACAAGATAAAAATGTATCAATCCTTTATTATTCCTTTGAGATGTCGGCAGATATTTTATTTGCTAAGTTATTATCTTTACATATCTTTGATACATATGGAGAAGTAGTGACTTATGAAGACATTTTATCCTTAACTAATCCAATCTCTGAAGAACATCAAGACCTCGTGAGGAAGTCTGAAGATTGGCTATACGAACTCCAAGAACACCTAACTATTTATGACAAAGCTTTGTCGCCAAACGGAATATACGCAACTTGTAAAGAGTGGCTAAAACAATTTGGGACATTCGTCGAATTAGAGGAGCATCGGGAGGATTATATAGATAATGACCCTAATAGGTATAAAGTGGCAATAATTGACCACGTTGGACTTATTACTGGTCCAGGATCTAAAAAAGAAAAGATAGACTTAACCACAGATTATTTTATCTATTTTAGAAATAAGTGTTCCATGACTGGTGTATTTATTCAGCAATTGAATAGAAATGCTAAAAGTATGGAAAGAAAAACTAACGGATATGAACTTATTCAGTTAGATGATTTCAAAGACACATCAGGAACTTTGGATGCGTCCGAAGTAGTAATTGCTCTCTTTTATCCATATAGAGAGAAAATAGCAAGGTGCGAGGGCTACCCTATCCAAAATGTTCTCAAAAAACGATTTAGATTAGTTCAAATTTTAAAGAACAGATATGGTATAGCTGATGCTTCAAAAGGTACTTCATTTTTTGGAGAAATTGGAATGTATCGTGAGATACCAAAACCAGATGAAATTGGCGATTATGAACCATATTTATCTTTAAAATATATTAAACCAGATGAAAATTATACAGATGAAAATGACAACAATGTATTTAATTTTTAATTATGGCAGAACTTATTGCAGTAGTAGGTAATTCAGGAAGTGGTAAATCGACTTCTCTTAGGAATTTAGACCCTTCATCAACGTTTATAATCAATGTGGCAGGAAAACCACTTCCTATTAGAGGATACAAAAAGAATTATAAACCTTTGGTGATGAATACCGAAACTAAAAAATATGAAGGCAATCTATATAACACGTCAGATGTGACAAAGATTGCGCAAATTCTTAAAATTATTGATCGAACAAGACCGGAAATTAAAACGGTTATTATCGAAGACGCTCAGTACATTATGGCTAGAAAAGATTGAAATGAATTTTAGTGAATCTTTATTACAATATAAAAATGTTTGTGGAATATATAAAATTAGCTGTAATGATAATTTTTATATAGGAAGTTCTAAAAACATTCAACAAAGATACTATAAACATAGACGAGAACTCCGTAAAGGTATTCATAAAAATGAACATTTACAAAATACTTATAATAAGTATGGCGAAAATTCATTTATTATCGAAGTTATAGAAATTTGTAATATAGATGAACAATATTTAAAAGAACAATATTATATTGATTTATTACAACCTCTTTTTAATAAAGAAAAAGATGTTATAACTCATATTCCAACTGAAGAAACTAAAAAGAAGTTGTCGGAAGCTAATAAGAAATATTATGTTAATCCTGATAATTTAAAAACACGATATAAAACTATATATCGTTTTAATAGTTTATTTGAAATTATCAATACTTATGAAGGGATTAAACCAAATATTGAAGCTTGAGCTTTAGAATTTGGAATAAAACCTGGTGGTGCTGATAAAGGGATTAAGAGAGCTTTAATAAGTGGTAAATTATATAAAAATTGTTATTGATCTTATGATCAAAATTTCAAAGGCCCTATAGTTAGTAATAACTATTAGCAAATCTGGTGAATTCAGGGAAACTCCTTATAGGACAATCCTGAGCCAAGTCTCTATAAAAAGAGAAAGGTGCAACGACTATTTCGAAAGAAAGTACATTCAAGTGAGTGGAAGCGCCAGATACCTTATTAAGGTAATGATATAGTCTCATCTGCATAGTAATATGTAGCAGTTCATAAGAGAACGTATGTAAATTAACGACTTACATAGAAGATAAATGTTTGAAGCAATGGACAGAGCACAAGAAAAAGGGTGGATATTCATGCCCTAACCAATCTAACTGCGGGAATAACCTTAGAGTCTTTTTAACCAAATTATGATAGTAATATACATAATGGCTTTCAGTAATGATGAAAGGTATGGTAAAATCAAAAAGAATTGGTCAATCCGCATCCAAGTTTCCAAATTAAAATTGGAAAAAGGTTCAACGACTATCTCCCTGAAGGAGAGTACATTAAAGTTAATAATAACTTTTTTGGAAAAGGTTGGAATTTTTATAAAAAATTATTCGCTATCTTTGTAAATTATAATTTAACAAAATAGCATATGGAAAAAATTAAAGGAAAAAGCAAAATGCCGGAATATAAACAGTGAAAATCTATGAAATCTAGATGTTATTCACCATCGGCAACAAAAGGAAAATATAAAGAAAATAATATTCAGGTTTGCCCTGAATGGATGAATTCTTTTGAAAATTTCTATTTAGATTTAGGTAATTGTCCAGAAGGATTTACTTTAGAAAGAATTGATAATCTTAAAGATTATTCTAAAGAAAATTGTATTTGGGCAGATAGAACTACACAAAGTAAAAACAGAGAAGATTTTAACGATATTGTTACTTATAATGGTAAGACAATGGTATTAAAAGATTGGGCTAAAGAATTTGATATAAAATATACAACTCTTTATCAAAGAATTTACAGAAGTGGTTTATCTTTTGAAGAAGCAATTCAAAAAGATCCATTTAAAAAACTTATTACTATTGGAGAAGAATCTAAAACTCTTAAACAATGGTGTGAATTTTACAATATGGAATTTGAATTAGTTAATAATAGAATATCTAAACATAAATGGACTCCAATTGAAGCTTTAACTATTCCTAAAGGAATGAGAAGAAATAAAAATTAAAATATAGTCTGAACTTTATAGAAATATAAAGAATTGCACAAATAGTGCAAATTAACAAAATTGATGAAAAGTTTACTCAAATGGCAGGTAACTTCTATTCAGTATTGAAAGAAGCAATGAACATGAGAGATGACTTAAAAGTTTGCGTATTAACCCACGCAGAAAATATTGGGGATGCACTAAATCCTAATTATAAGATTAAAACAATTGGTAAAATGATTGACTCTATGATTACTGTAGAGGGTCTATTTACTTATGTATTGTTTACATCATTAATTAGAGATGTTGAGGGAGAAGTTGCTCACAAATTTATTACTCAATCAGATGGAACTACAACTGCTAAAACACCAATGGGATGCTTTGATAGTATGCTTATCGACAATGACCTGCAGTATGTAATTAGTAAAATTGACGAATATAACGAACTTTAATGATTAAACAAATATCTATAACATTTGATTTTAATACTGAAACTGAAGAAGTTTCTAATATTAAAACTGTAGGAAGTACTGAGAAAAAAGCTCGTACAACTACTAAAAAAGTAAAAGATGTAGTTGAGAAAATGGCTAATGAAGCATTGATTACTCTTGAACCTAATAAGCTAATATTTAATTCTAAAGCTGTTTCCGATATGGAAATAGAGTATGAGGATAGAATTGTTATCAAATGGGAAAAAGAAGGTAAGAAAATGACTCCAATAATTGGAAAGGATATTGCATTTGATGAAGAAGGAACTGGTAACAAAGTAACTAAATCAAATTCAATTGCGTATAAAGGTAAGGCTAATACGGTATTAGCAGAACTTGGTACCGAATTTACAATTGAACCACTTCGAGAAGGTGTTTGGAAATTGTTATCTACAACAGGAGGAACAAATGAAGACACTTCAACATTAGAGGAAGCAATAGAGCAAGCAGAGGAAGTAGAACCTGAATTGCTAGTTGATACAGATGAGAATAACGAAATAGATGAGTTACAATTCAAACTATAAATAATTTAAAAAATTATGAGTTTTTCATTTAATACAACAGCAGGAGCATCACAAAGCAGTGCAAAACCAAGATTAGCAGGTAATGATATCTATAATGTAAAATTTGACGGTTGTGAAATCGTAGACATTAAAGGTGTTAAAGACCCAGACAAAGTATACAAAGTAATTAAACTGAAATTTTCAAATGGCGATGGAATTTATGAACATGCGGTGTTTGAGCCAAGACCTGAAGATTTCACAAGAACAGAAAACGAATATACTTCAAAAGATGGTAAAAAGGAAAAAATTCCTCAACCATCTGGAGTTGAAAATATGATGTTATTGTTCAAACACGCTATTGATTCTATAGCACCATCTATCGGAAAAGAAATTGACAACGGAACTAAAAACTTAGGTGCAGCCAACTGGAATGACCTAAGAACTCTTGTTGCTAAAATCTTAGATTCTGGTAAAGGAAAAGAAGTTCAAATTAAACTTTTGAAAAACACTAAAGGAGAGGCTACTTTCCCTGGTTATTTCTCAGGTATCACTAAAGAAGGTAAAGCTTATGTAAGAAATAACTTTATCGGTGATAAATTGGCTTTTAGTACTTATGAAATTACGAGAATTAATAACGAAGCTAATGCGAAACCAACTAGAGCTGCATCTTATGGAACTCAATCTACAGTAGGAAGTGAATCATCACTTGGAACTCCTGGGTTAGATATCGAGTTTGATATGCCAGTTTTATAAAAATAATTTCTTATCTTTGTAGGCTTAAATTAACAATGTATGTACAAATTAGACGTAGCCCCAAAGATAACAAAAGAACTTTTACTTTCAAAATACTCCCAAGAAACGTTTTTCGAACATTACTTGGGAGTACCTGTTAAAAAAGGATTATTCAAGAGTCCTTCAATTATTAGAACAGATAACAATCCAACTTGTTCTTTTTATAAAGACAAGAAGGGTAATTTAAAATATAAAGATTTTGCAGGACCAACTTTCGACTTTGTCGGATGTGTAATGTATATATTTAATTGTAGTTATTATAAAGCTTTGCGAATAATAGCTAATGATTTTGGATTTATTGAGATTGAAAAAGTTGAGAAGAATCCTCCGAAAATGGAATATACTGGTCATGAGTTGAAGCAGACTGATAAAGCAAAAATAGAAGTAGAAATCAAAGAGTTTTCTCAAAGAGAACTTGATTGGTGGGGAACCTATGGTATTGGCTTACCAACTCTTAAAAAATTTAAAGTATTTTCAATTAAATCTGTATTTCTAAATGGAGTTTATTTTACATCTTCTTCTGAATCATGTCCGATTTATGGATATTATGGTGGAGAAAATTCAGATGGAGATGAACTCTGGCGTTTGTACATGCCGACGAAAAGAACCTACCGGTTTCTAAGTAATTGGAGTTCCACTATGATTCAGGGATCTAAAATGCTTCCTAAATCTGGAGAGTTTGTTGTAGTAACAAAATCACTTAAAGACGTAATGGCTTTATATGAATTTGGTATTCCAGCAATCGCTCCAAATAGTGAGAACTTATTTTTAACAGAAGCACAATATGAAAAACTTCAAACTAAATTTCAACAAATATATATATTATATGATAGGGATTTACCTGGAGTAAAATCAGCTAATCGAATTCGTAAGAAATTTGATGGCTTACAAGTATTGTTAGTTCCAAAAGTAAAAGACTTTACGGACTATGTTAAGAAATATGGTACATATAAAACATTTAATCTAATTGAAGAATGGCTAGAAAAAAGAAAGAAGAATCTACCGAATGAGTAGAACAAGAAGTTCAGGTTGAAAAACCTAAGAAGAAAAAAAGTGGGGCGTATTCCAAAACAAAGGGATCAGCTTATGAAAGACAAATTGTAAATGAGTTAAAAGCATTAACTGGTAATGAAAACATATGCACCGCTAGAAGTGAATCTAAGAAATTAGATGATATGAAAATAGATATTGCAGACCCTGATAATATTTTACCTTGTTATATTCAGACAAAGAAAACACAAACTACACCAAGTGTTAAAAAAATAAACGCCGAGGTTGGAAAGAAAGATAAACCTTTGTGTATCTTATGGAATATACAAGAAAAGAAAGAAGGGAATACCAATATTACTTCACAAGGTGAATATGCGATCATTCCAAAAGAGTTCTTTTATGAACTTTTAAAAAATCATAAAGAATAATGGAATTATTACTAAGAACTTATATAAAACAAACCTTTAACAAAAATGTTTCTGAAACAGCAACTGTTGGAGAATTATTAGCATTTATTGTTAATTTTTCGTATTCAGAAGGTTATCAAGAAGGTTATCAAGATGGCAGTAATTCGCAACAAAGAACATAAATAGATTAATCATTAAAAGTAAAAAATATGAATGTATATTTAGATATCGACGACGTAATATTTGATTGGCATAGAGATTATGCAAAACGCTTTAATTGCAAAGTTCCTAAAAGATGGAGCAAATCTAAAGTAATGTCCGACAGACTTAAAATTCTTTCTACAGAGAAAGATTTTTGGTTAAACCTTACCGTGAAAAATAGACCTAACTTTATTCCTAAAGGATTCGTTAGTGCTAGAGGAATTTCTAAAGACTGGACAGTAGAATCTCTTCGTAAGAATCAGATCCCTGGCCGTAGTAACGTTCACCAAGTTCATTGGGGGCAAAGCAAAGTTGAACTTTTAAAATCTCTTAATTGTGATTTATTTATAGATGACAAATATGAGACCTTTAAAGAGTGTCATAAAAATGGAATATTCTGTCTTTTGATGGATGCTCCACATAATCGACATATTGTGACTCCTTATCGTATTTATACATTAGATATTGAAAATATTTTATATTTATGGCGGAAATTGCGATAATACCTGAATCTATTCGGTTAGTAAGATTAACCGATGAAGAATATTTTAGTACAGATTATAAAGAGTATATTTCAAATTCCAAATTAGGACTATTAAATCCTGATGAGGGAGGATCAATAGAAAAATATCTTGCGGGATATTCAGGAGATTATTCTGACTCATTTGAATTAGGCTCTGCTGTTCATGCAATGGTACTTCAACGAAACGATTATGATGTGTCAAATATTAGAAAACCAAGTGGTAAACTTGGACTATTTGCTGACCATGTATTTCGTCTTGAAAAAAAAGGAGTACCTCGAGAAAATGCTATTGCTGAAGCATCTATATCTGCTAACTATTATGCAAATAAATTAACAGATAAAAGATTAACTGCTGCACTGGAAGCATGTGAACCATATTGGGAATCACGAAAAGCATTTGAGGAATCTCCTGCATTTGAAACTGCAAGATCTCAAATATATTTATCTAGTGCATTAGCATCTAAGTACGAAATGTGCATGGCAGGAATAGAAAATAATCCTGAAGTTTATAATACATTATATCCAAAAAGTATTTTAGGTGATGTTGAGGTTTATAATGAATTTGCACTATTTGCAGAAGTTGATGTAACAATAGATGGTAAAACAACTAGATTAAAGTTAAAGTCTAAACTTGATAATTTTACAGTAAATCACGAAACTCAAGAGTTAACTCTTAATGATTTGAAAACTACTGGAAAACCCGTTAATTTTTTTATGGGAAATAATGTAAGAGTAAAAGATGAAAATGGCAATAATACTACTGTGTGGTATGATGGTTCTTTTCAAAAATTTCATTACTATCGACAGATGGGAATGTATCTTTGGATTCTTGCTTGTTATTTTAAACATAATCTTATTAATTATCGGTTAAAAGCAAATATGGTTGTTGTTGAAACAATTCCTGACTTTAAAACAAGAATTTATAAAGTTAATAATAAACATATTAAACAAGGACTTGACGAATTTAAGAAATTATTAATACTTGTTGCTAATGGATAGAAATGCAGTACAATCCGCTGTATCAACTTTTGAAGGGTTAGAGTATACAGATAAATTAAGTGCTTATCAAAAAGTATTTTCACTTGGGAATTTTACCTCCGAAGATCTTAATGAAAAGCTTGTTTTAATTTCTCTGACTGCTCTTACTTATCAAAAGATGAAAGAAAAGGATTCGGAAATTACGCCACTCAAAATTCTTATGAAAATTACAGGACAAATTAAAGATAATTCAGGATTTTATCAATTTCTTGAAGCTTTATCAATCCTTGTAACTGATATGTCTTATGGGTGTACTAAAGTAGACGCTTGTGGGATGAAAACTTCACAAGAAATTATTAATAAAATTAAAGAAATACTCGATACATGGCTCCCGTTTTAAACGAACAACAATTTTTTATTTTAGAAAATCCAATGGATTTTTCATTACCCGAACAAGAAGAAGATGAATCAAAACAAACTGTATCTGTTTGGGTTAAAGATAAGGATGTTATAAGGGCGTCCACAGATATTTCACTATTACAAAAAATAGAACCTGGTGTTTATGCTGTAGATTTCAGTAGAGATATGGGTTTATTTTGTAAAAAAATTGATATTAAATCAGATGAGTTATTTATCTTTTCTGATTCAATCACTCAAGAATTATTAGAAGAAATAAATTTGTTTTGGAGTAAAGCAGAATTATATAAAGCTAATAATTTAATTCACAAAAGAGGAATTCTTTTAGAAGGATTTCCTGGCACTGGTAAAAGCTCTATCATTTCAATATTATCAAATGAGATTATTGCAAAAGGTGGAGTAGTGTTTAAAATAAATGGGTTTAGAAATTTAGATCATTATATTGAGTTCGTGAGAACAGGATTTAGAAAAATACAACCCGATACTCCAATTATTACAATACTTGAAGACTTAGATCAATATGAAGATGTTGAGGTTGAATTGTTAGATTTTCTTGATGGAAAAACTCATCTAGATCATCACGTAATTATTGCAACTACAAATAACACCGAAATTATTCCAGATACATTTTTAAGACCAAGTAGGATTGACCTAAAAGTTGAGATACCACTTCCTAATGAAATTACTCGAAGAGAGTATTTTACACACAAAGAAGTGCCTGAAAATGATATTGAAGAATTAGTTTCTAAATCTAATAACTTTTCATTAGCGGATTTAAAAGAGTTGTACATTTGTATTTATTTATTGGATTATACAATTGACGAAGCAATTAATAAAATTTCTTCTCCAAGAGAAAAGAAAAATTATCTTCATTCTCCAGTAAATAAAGTTAAATTAGGACTTTAACATTTTTTAACATAGGTGATTCAATTTATTTCAAAATAAAGTCGTACCTTTGTATTGTAATTAAAGCAGATAATATACTACGCAGATGAACAATTAAATTTAATTTTCAAAATGTAAATGAATTATGAAAACAGTAGAAGCACAAGGCTACAACAAAGAAAAAGCACTAGAATCAACAGGATTAGACGTTCAGTTAGAAATGTTAAAAAATGCTACTCAAGCATGGAAAAAAGCTGGTTCTCCAATGAACGCAAAAGATTTAAATCGCTTTATGGCAGATTATATCAAAAGAAACAAACTAGTTGGAGCTTATTTGGTAATTGAGCCATCTTCAGACGACACTCGTCTTCGTCCTTATAGCGTTATCAACGAAACAACAAAAGGAAAACGCAAAACAACTACAACTTATCAGATTAAAGAAGCTGAACTTAAAGTGAAATTCACTAAAATGATTACTGAAGAAAATGAAGAAATCGAAGTTCCAGTAGTTGACGTAATTTCAGTAGGTGCTGTAGAAGCTCGCGCTGACAAGAAAGATGCCGCTCTCAAATTGATGAAGGATCTTATTGAAGTTAACAAGAAAGATTACGTTGTAGAAATCGTAAAAGAAGTAACAGAAGGTCAAAAATATGCTGGTTACGGTCAGTACACTCCTTCTAAGTCTGCAAAATTAGGTAAATTCCTATTTTTCGTACAAGACTAATTAGATTAGGTTAGTAATCAGATAGGTCAGGGTCGTAAGGCTCTGACCTTTTTTATTTAATTTATATTAACGGCGTAACAGCTTATAAACAATCAGTAAATGGATAAAACAATAAATCACGATGCATCAGTAGATGAAGCATTTGAAGGTAGATCAGTAATAAATGCTCTTAGAGATGACTCTAAAGTTATTGAAGTTGCTGGCGAAAAAGTAGGAAAAATAACCGGATATTCTTTTAAGGTATTGGTTAGAAATAAACCTGCTATTGAAGGAACTTTCACAAGAGAAGAAGTCGATCTGATGTATAGACTTTATTCAACAGAGGGATCTAATTTAACACAACGTACAGTTTCGAGATATTTCCCGAATTATACGTTCCAGGACTTTAAAAAGATAATGAAAGCTTTCAATATCAGTAAGTCCTCGGCTCCTCTGGCACCTCACGTAATAGAGGAAAAACCCGTAGATGAGTTAATCAAACTTACTCTGCAAAACAAAGAAAATGATTTTCTAAGAAAATTAGAACAAGATAGAAATAGGCTAACTGAGGTTAAGCTCAAAGAGATGACTAAATCTTATTATGATCTTAGACAACAAGTTGCGGATTTTAGTGAGTTTGTTGGATCAATCAAAATTGAAGGCAGATTTGAAATTGTAAAACCCTCTACCATAAATACGAAAACGCTTATGGTATATCTTAGTGATATGCATATTGGAGCAGATGTTTCAAGATATTCGGTTTATGAGAATAATTTTACTTATGAAACTGCCAGAGAAAGATTACAAAAAATTGCATTGAAAATTCAAGAAATTGCCTTGACAACTGGGTGTACAAATGTTATTGTTTGTAATATAGGTGATTCTCTCGACGGCTACAACGGTGAAACAACTCGAGGGGGTCATTTATTACCTCAAAACATGAACAATAAAGATCAATTTAAGAATTATCTTCAAATGATGACCGAGTTCTTTGGCACTATTTCAGGTTGTGGGACCTTCAATAACATCAAGTATTATGCTGTAGAAGGCGGTAATCATGATGGAGATTTTGGATTTGCAGCTAATAAAGCTCTTCAAGCCATGTTATCAATTCTTAACCCTAGTATTGAAGTAACTATCTTTGAAAAATACATTGAGCATTTTAAAGTAGAGAATCATACCTTTATTTTATGTCATGGAAAAGATGCAAAAGATGTATTTAAAAATATGCCTTTAGTTCTAAATGATAAAACCGAAAATCAAATAAATGAATATTTGGATTATAACGAAATTTATGGTAAAAATACTCACTTTATTAAAGGTGATTTGCATCAAACTGCTGTAACATTCGGAAAAAGATTCAGATATAAATCAGTTGCTTCATTCTTTGGCTCCAGCGAATGGATTCATAAGAATTTTGGAAATAC